GCTTAAGGCATTGACAATAGTAGTTTTACCAGTTCCGTTACGACTTCCACTATCGTCCCCGCCCATATCTAAGTTTTCACCTAGTACAAGTGTTAAATGTTGTTTGCCAAAATCTACAGCCTGGGTTTGATTACCCACGCTCATAAAATTCTTTACGGTTAATTCTTTTATTTTAATTGTCATAGGCTGTTATAAATCGATAGTAGCGTGTTTTTATTAAACTGTTCGCTGTCAATGTTGATTAGTTGATTAGATACAATTTGATCAACCGATTCAAACGCTTGAATATCGATATCTGTATTGATTTCGTTTTCCTTTTTCTCAGCAATCAAAGTCAATTCGCGAATACTGTAATCCGCCATAAACTTTTCTTTGATAAAACTTGCTTCTTCGTACGAGATGTCAATGTCTAGTGTAACACGTAAATGTTGCTTGGGCAAGATTAATGAGTCCGCTTCATCGATCAGCTGGCTTAGCTTGACAGTTCGAAAGGTGGGTTGTGCCGGCCAACTATGGTATTCTGGTTTACCGTCCCATTCTAGGATCATCATACCACGCTCGTCATCCCATGTATCTGCGTAGTTGTGCGGAAACGCATTGCCAATATAAATCATATTGCCTTTTTGCTGACGTTTGTGGAAGTGTCCACTGAACCCCAGCTCATAATTTTTAAAATCGTCTGCTCGAAGCTCACCATGATCCGGCATCTGTACCATTGCGTTCATAAAGAAGTTTGGCAATTCAAAGTGGCCAAAGATATATTTGCCACCCTTTTTACCTACCGTCTTCCATTCGTCCCCAACGAGCCAAGGACATAAAGTAACGTCACCAATAGTAGTGGGCTCGTGTACCACAGTGATGCCAGGAATATACTTTCCGAATTCAACGCTGTGGATGTCCCGCTTATCTTTGTAGTAAAGATCATGATTACCAGGAAAGAAATAAAACTTATCGAAAGCCTGTCCCAGTTTTTCAAGGGCTCTAAGGCTATAGTCCATAGTAGTAATATTAAGACTGTTGCGATTGTGATGCCAATCGCCCATAAAGATTCCAACATCGCATCCTTCCTCTTTGGCTTTAGCAATATACCAATCCACGAAATCTTCGCAGTCTTGATTATGTGTCGAACTATTGGACTTTAATCCAAAGTGAATGTCTGTAAAACAAGCTACTTTTTTAAACAGTTGGTGTGTCATCGGTTGACTCATTAGTTGATTCATTAGTTGTATCCTCAGCATGACGTTTTAATGCGGCCTCATGTTCGCCTTGACCTGTACGTGAGTATGATGGATTCATTCCGTTCATCTCAAGGATGTCGTCGCGAATATTTTGGTTGCGCTTTTCAATATTAATAACCCGCACAAAACTATTAGTAACTGCGGCAGTAAAATAAGCAAACGGATTATCGCTTTTAGATTCGTCAAATTGTAATCCAATTTGTGTTAGTTGTAAAATAGCTTGCCCCTTCATCTCATCGTTGTAGGTATAGCCGCGAACGTTACCACGTGTAGCATAACGCTCACATAGTTTAATCATCATTCTTGCTAAGGTGTTAGTTATTTGGCCCGCATCTTTATCGAAGTATCCGGTATCTAAAGGACCCTTCCAGTGACTCTTTCCAACGCACACTAACTCGTCTTCATCATTAAATCGCCAATGTTGAAACGGAGGAAAGTTAACTTTATCTCTGTGATCCGCAAGACTTTTGGGATTTTTCTTCCGTGTATTGTTAAGCGGAATGTGCTCAAACGTCATGATTCTAAAGACTAAATCTGTCTTTTGGATCTTCTTATAGTCTACTTCGCAGTCGGCTTGTTTAACTTTTTCACCGGCTTTTTTGCGAGTTTGGTAGTCCAAATCACCTATTCTTTTAGCCTGATTTCTTTTAGCTTCGGCTATCGTGCGTATGTTTATTTTGTCTAAACTTGGCAAAATAATGTCATATTGATGGTACTTTGGATCGGTAAAACTACAATATGTGCTCTTACTCTTGTGTATCTCTAACAACATATCCTTGTTGTTTAGGTAATTTACTTTTGCTGTCATTAATGATATCTCCGGATAGTATTATTATAAACTACGCACATTAAAAAGTCAACTAAATATGTTACCAAAAGGAAATATTTATTATGACTAGAGCAAAATCGTTTGACGGTGGATCGAGTATTAACTCAAAAATTGGAGCCGCAACAGCAACATTTGGCGCAGTAAGTGCCGCTGTTGGCACAGCAAGTCGTCTGGGGTCTGCGCTATCATCATCGTATTCTTCCGGTGGAGTTGCTAGTGCGGTACGTAGCATTGACTTGCCAAGCGCAGGAGAAGCCATTGGCGACATAATGAGTGCTGTTTCGTTGTTTGGAGGAGACGCTAATGCCAATGACTGGCGGGTTAGAATTAGTTTACCAAACTGGGTAAGTTTTAAAAACAGCGCAGTATTAGCACCATTGAAAGAAGCTGGCGGATTAGTATTTCCGTATACACCAACAATTTCAATCAAGGCAAACTCAACATATGAAACTGTTCCAGTATCACAAACAAATTATCCTTTTAAAGTTTGGAAAAACAGCGACCCTGGAACAATTGAAATTAACGCAAAGATGAATGTGGAAGATGCTGAACAAGCCAAGTATTGGATTGCGGCCGTTCATCTATTACGAAGTTTAGCTCATCAGTTTGCCGGCAATGATCCAAAAGCCGGTAACCCGCCACCGATTGTATTTTTAAACGGATACGGTAATTATGTTTTTAAAAATGTACCAGTAGTGTTAACTAGTTTTAGTACAACATTGCCTGAGGATGCTGACTATATTGCGTGTGATGTAGTAGGTAGTGCGGCAGGAGAAATTGAAGGCATTGCCGATTCAGTTGGCGGTCTTGCTGGATCTATTGGCAGTGCCATTCCTAGCCTCGGCGGCATCACTGGTGCGGTAAGTAACGTAGCAGGCGGAGTTGGACAAGTTGCTGGACTTATGGGGTCATTTGGATTAGGCGGTACTACTAGCGGCGGCCAAGCACACGTTCCTACTAAAAGCAGTTTTAGTGTAACCCTACAGCCTGTTTACAGTAGAGATAGTGCTCGTAAATTTAGTCTTGATAGATTTGTTACCGGCGGCTATCTTAATAATACTTTTGGATACTTATAATCATGGCAGAATATATTAATACTAGTCCTTGGTATACAACACCATTTAAACAAGACTATCTTGACCTACTGGCAATTAGACCAGTAAGCGCAGAGCCAGATGATTTTTTATATGCTATTCAAGCCCAGTATGCGTATCGTCCAGACTTGCTAGCATTTGACTTATATGGAGAAGCATCTTTGTGGTGGGTCTTTATTCAACGAAATTTAGATGTGTTACAAGATCCTATATTTGATTTTGTACCCGGCGCTAAAATTTACATTCCAAAGAAAAGCAGTTTGTTTACAGTATTAGGATTATAACACATGGATATTAAAGGCGCAACATCTGTAGTTAACTCGGCAAAAGCCTTAATAGATTCCGGGCCTGCCTCAGCTCTGTCAAGCGTTTCAAATGCCATCGGTGGTGCTGTTAACAGTATATCATCATTCTTATCTAGCATTGGTAATCCTAACAATATTAAATTACCGTTACCTAATCCACTCTCAGCATACGCAACATATGATTATGTGCTTGGCATTGGTGTATTAACCAGGTTCGATACTAACAATCCAGATACAACTTACCGAGCAGGCAAACGTGTTCCGCTAGTTGCTAAGTCTGCTAACGCTGACCCTAGTAACAGAATACAAACACCTTACGGCAAATTTGATTTTTTTATAGACAATCTAGTCCTTAACAGCACTATTGGTTTTGAAAAAGGAAACAATACAAACGTAACTACCTTGACGTTTGATATTATTGAACCATATAGTATGGGTTTATTTTTAATAGCTATTCAAACAGCCGCTCAACAAGCTGGCTGGGCAAACTATCGTGAATGTGTTTTTTTGTTGACAATTGATTTTAGAGGCAATAAAGAAAATGGTATAATGGAAAAAGTACCAAATACTAGCAGACAGATACCTTTTAATTTTACTAGTTATAACATGCAGGTGAGCCAGAACGGAGCAAAATATAGTTGTTCTTGTAATGCCGCTAACTCACCTGCCTTAGCATCTAAGACAGCAGACTTAAAAAGCGATACATCAATTAAGGGTGCTACTGTTCAAGAAGTACTACAAACAGGTGAGAAGAGTTTACAAGCAGTTATAAATCAGCGTCTTCAGCAATATAAGAAAGATAAAATTGTTAATGTACCTGATGAAGTTTTAATTTTATTTCCAAACGAAGTTGCTAGTGAATCTGCTCCGCAGAACAATTCTACACAAACAGAAAAAAAGAGTACTGCTACTACATCAACAACAGCCGCCCCGTCGGATATATTGAAAAAACTTGGAGTTGCCTACAGTGATGTAAACAAGACACTAATCCAGCCAGACGGACAATGTAACGCTATTGGTAGAGCAAGTATGGGATATAGTATTGACCGTAAGGGCGATACTCCGGTTAGTAACGACAACGCAGTATATAATGCCAAGACAAAAGTATATACTCGAGGTGATAACGCATCGCCGATAAACGTAGGTACTTTTAAATTTAGTCAAAATACAGATATTCCAACTGCGATCAATCAAGTGTTAATGGCCAGTCGGTATGCTAACTTAGCATTAGACGCCGCCAACTTAACTAAAACAGGCATGCGCAAGTGGTGGAGAATTGACACACAAGTTTATGTGTTAGAGTCTAAAGCAAATTTAAAACAAACTGGTAAGTCTCCTAGATTAATTGTGTACCGAGTTATTCCTTACGAAACACATTCTAGTAGATTGGCCGCTCCTAACGTTAAGGCACCGGGCTTTGACGAGTTAAAAAAACAAGCAGTTAAACATTATAATTATTTGTACACCGGTAAAAATACTGAAGTTTTAAAATTTGATATTGAATTTAAAAATAGTATAGATGCGTTAATTACAGCTGATAGTTTGAAACGAAGCCAAGATATTGTAACAGAATCACAAACTGGATCAAATATAAGCCAAGAAGCTGAGAAACAACCGCTTGGTAAAGGTAATAATCCTAGCAAGGAGCCTGGAGCACACGCTACTACTGTTTCTTATACAAATACTTCTACAGGCTCTGATAGGAAAGGCGGCGGCCCAGATGATTATGCGTCACGAGCAGCCAAGGTCTTCCACGATGCTATTACTTACGGCAGTGATATGATAACACTCAACATGGACATTATGGGAGATCCATACTTTGTTGCGCAAAGCGGCCAAGGCAATTATACTTCACAACCAGAAACTAGTAATCTAAATAAAGACGGCACAGTTAATTGGCAAAGTGGTGAAGTGGACATCCTTGTTAATTTTAGAACACCAATTGATATTAATCAAAGCACTGGCCTATATAACTTTGGCGGCCAAAGTAAAAGCGCACCTGTAATTGGCTTTAGCGGGTTATATTATGTAAACACTATTGTTAGTAACTTCCGTGGTGGCCGATTTACACAAACACTAAGCGGAGCAAGACGTATTCAGCAAGAGCTTAAAGAAGAAGGTACAAAAGACCAAGTACTTAACGTATCTACTCCACAGCCAACTGCCGCTCAAGAGCCAGCTAAGAAACCAGCAACAAAACAGCCGTCAACAAAGCCGGCAACAAAACAATAAGAGATATAGATGGCAAACTACAACGAAGATCATTCACCGGACACCGCCAAAGCAGGCGGCGCCACAGGCCCATTTATAGCTAGGGTTGTTAGTCACCTTGATCCAAGTTACATGGGTGTATTAGAAGTTGAAATATTACGAGACGTTGGTAATACTAACTCTGAAGGCGAATTACATCAAGTTAAAATGATGTCACCGTTCTGGGGTCAGACAGATGTATCCCATGTTGCTCAAGACCCTAACGATTATAATAACACACAGAAATCATACGGTATGTGGATGATACCTCCTGATCCTGGATCTCGAGTTATGGTAATCTTTATCGATGGCGACCCACGCCGTGGATACTGGATTGGTTGTATTCCTGATGAGAACATGAACTTTTCAGTTCCTGGAAATGCCGCCACCGAGCAAGTTGTTGAAGGCGGCGGAAGATTACCAGTAGCAGAGTATAATAAGAAATTAAATGCTACTCCGTCAGATCCTACTAAAATTAAAAAACCTAAACATATTACTTCTGTTAAGTACCTTGAAGAGCAAGGCCTTGTTAAAGATGACACTAGGGGTATTACTACCAGCAGTGCTCGCCGAGAAGTTCCTAGCGCAGTATTTGGTATCAGTACACCAGGCCCGCTAGACAAACGTAACGGTGCTAAACGTGGTAAGGTAGGCAAAGCAGAACACGCAATTCCTGATGCGTTTGTAAGTCGCCTTGGCGGCACTACGTTTGTAATGGACGACGGCGATGACAAATATTTAAGAAAAACCACAGCCGGTATCTTTCCCGATTCGCCAGGCGGCCCTCCAGAATATTCCGCAGTAGAGCAAGGTGAACCTACACCAAAACTTCCAGGCGATCGAGCTGATATACCGCATAACGAATTATTTCGCATCCGTACACGTACAGGACATCAAATACTTCTACACAACTCAGAAGATTTAATCTATATTGGTAATGCTCGCGGCACTACATGGATTGAACTGACTAGTAACGGCAAAATTGATATCTATGCTAAAGATAGTGTTAGTGTGTATTCAAACACTGATATTAATCTTACTGCTGAAAGAGATATTAATCTTACATCAATAGCAGGTGATATAAATTTAAATGCTGGCGCAAACGCAAATATGACAGCTACTGGACAAACTAATATTAACAGTGCCGCCCATAGAGAAACAGCGGGTAGTATTAATATGAACGGCCCAACTGCTACTAAAGCCGCAAAGGCAAATAGACGTACTGGCAGAATATCTGCTACTAAAACAGGCGAGCCGTGGATGGGACATGAAAACTTAAACCCAACGGCATTTACAAAAGACAAAACTAAAGCAGTTGCGGCTCCAGTAGATCCAACTGGCGCACCTAAGTATTCAAC